TTCAGCAAGAATTTGAGCGCGAGGGCGTTCCGGTAACTTGGGTCTGGGGCATCTACGGCAAGTCGATGCAGATCAAGTCTGAGATACCGATGCACTCGGATTATTTTGTGACGCGGGGTGCTACGGCGCTGGTTCTTAGTCATCACATGGCTTGGAATTTGGCGGAGCATGACGGCGCGGACGAGTTTATGGTGTTCGAGGATGATGTGGTTTTGCCTGAAGGTTTCTTGCAGAAGTGGGCCGCTATCCGCGCCAAGGTGGATGAGGATGTGGATGGGGTCTATTTGCAGAGTTGTTGTGTGGATGACCAAAAGTGGAAGCGCAAGCACAAAGACGAACTCTATGACGTAAGATATCCCCTTTGCACGGCGGCTATTTGGTGGCGCGCCAGGGCCATTCCTACGTTGATTGAGTACACCAAGCCAGCGAATATGCCGGTTGATATTTTGCTTGAGCAGAAGGTGTTGCCCAAGTTGAAGGTGCTGACGGTGTTGCCCGAACTGGTCAGCCAGTTGACGTTGCAGGGTAAAATGTCGAGCGAGGTTCACGCATGAACGAGATGGCGCATTTGGGCGGCTATTATGAGGAAGGCGACGGGCACACGTTCACGCCGGATATCTGGGGCTGGCTGCTGTTGGAGTATGGCGTTGAGTCTGTGATTGATGTCGGGTGTGGCACGGCGGTCAATCTGAAGTGGTTCCAGGACATGGGGTGCCGGGTGTTGGGGGTAGAGGGGCACCCCGACGCTATTCTGAAGGCGAAGTGCGGCCCGATTATCTTGCATGATTATACCAAGGGACCACTGGACGTTGGGCAGCGGTTTGACTTGTGTATTTCCACGGAGTTTGTGGAACACGTTGACGCCAAGTATGAGGATAACTGGTTTGCCACCATGCGGTGTGCGGATCGTGTGTTGATGTGTCATGCGGTGCCCGGCCAGGGTGGGCACCATCATGTGAATGAGCAGACGGCGGAATACTGGGTGGAGAAGTTTGGCCAGCATGGGTTCCGTAATTTGGTGGTGGAGAGCGCCATGTTTCAGGAGACAACGCGGCGCAAGCCTGCCCCTTGGGGGCGGAATACGCTGATGTTGTTTGAGAAAGTGGCGTGATTTTAAGCCAGTTTCCTGGCGCGGAGCGCGTGGAGATCAAGCTGCCTAGTGAAATGGCGGCTTGTAATCCATCGATTGCGTGGGATGGGGACAAGATCAGGGCGGTGGTCCGCACGTTGAACTATCGTCTGTTGCCCAGTGGCTCCATTTGGATCAAGGGTAGTGCGCCGGATACGGTAAATTGGCTGGTGGAGATGGATACCGCCAGCTTGGCGCAGTTATCAGCGGTCCAGATCGACGATACGGAGATCAGGCAGTCCCTGGTCTGCAAAGACGGCTTGGAGGATATGCGGCTGTTTGCCTGGAAGGGGGCCTGGTGGGGTTTGGCCAGCGGGCATTCCAGCCGAAATGATGCAAACACGATGGTTTTGGCGCCAGTTTCCCCGGTTATGACGGAGAAACAGGTGCTTTTGTCGCCAAATGGCGAGAAAAAGGAAAAAAACTGGGGCATTTATGTAGATGGGCAAGATTTGAAGCTAGTGCATTGGTTTTGCCCGGTTTCTGTGTACAAGTTTGGCGGTAGCCCGGTGTTAGAACCCATGTTTTACGGGGATGGTCGGGCAGATTTGGTGGGGTGGAGTGGTTCCAGCCAGATTGTACCGCATAAGGGCCGTTTGGTGACTTGTTTGCATCGCCGCATGGGCGAGAAGAATGGCAAGAAGCCGATTTATTACGCGCATAGGCTGGTGGAGTATGATGCGGATACTTGGGATGTGACGCGGGTGTCCCCCATTTTCTTGTTTGAGGCGGAGCAGATTGAGTTCAATTCGGGGTTGGTAATTACCCCGGAAAATGTGTTATTTAGTTACGGGGTCATGGATGCGGCGGCGGTTGTGTTGCGGTTGCCGATTGGGGCCTTGGACATGATTTTTGAGGGCTGCAATGTCTGAAACGGTTGACCCACGGCAGAGGTTTCTATTTTCTACCCTGCCTGGGTTGTTGAGCCAGGCTTATGATTATGTGCGGTCCAATCCGTTACAGGCAACTGCCGATGTGGCCCAGGTTGTTTCGCCAGGTGGTTCTTTGCAGGATGCTTTGGCGGGTTCTGAGCAGATCAGCAGATCAGCTATGCGCGGCGATATTGGCGGCATGGTGGGTGGTGCTGGCGCCATGGGTGCGGGGTTGCTGGGGGCTATTCCGATTGCGGGGATGGTTGGGCGCGCCGGGGGTGCCGCGATGCGCGGCGCATCAGAAGCTACGCCAACGGCTCGGGCAGCGGGCACGACGATGGACCCGGCGGCAGCGATGGCGCGGGCCACAGCCCCACAGCCTGGCGCTGGTGTTCCGCTTTTGAGTGGTGCTGATTTGGAACGCGCCAATGAGTTATCGCAGCGGGTATTGGATTTCCGGCGCCAGCAGATGACGTTGCCGGTTTCTGAAAGATTAAAGCCGCAGGCTGGAGACACGGTATTTGAGCCGCCGCAATTAGGAAAAACACTTGAGGGTGTCCCGCAGATTATTGGGCGTGAGGTTGATGCTTTGCGTCTTGAGAATCTTGGTGCTGGGTCTAGTAAGCCATTGCAGCTTCCAGGTTCTCGCGCTGGGGCTGGTACTGCTGCGACATTGGCGGAGAATTATGGGCCGGTTTATGAGCGGATCACGGGCGAACTGGCGCCTATCGCCAGGATCATGCGGGGCGAGGGTGTAGAGAATGCAACGCCGGAACAGATGCAAGCGGCCAGGGCTGCGTTTTTCTACAATATGCGCCCAATGTATGATCAGCTTGTGGAACGTGGTGTAAGCCCCCAGGAGGCTTTGCGGCGCATCCAACAGGAAGCCCAAGCCATTGCTGGGACAAGCCCCCGCACTGACACTGAGCAAAATGTCTTAAACTCAGCATTCCTTCAAAACCGAATGGCGCGTGGATTGCCGATTGATGCGGCGAGTGTGCAGGCGGCAACTGGCCCCGGTTCTGGTTATGGGATGATCTATGATCAGCACCCAGCACTAACGCAGGGGCTTTTGACTGGCACCGCCACCCTGGCGCAGAACCCCAAGCCTAGTGTGTTTGGGCGCAATATCGCTGGCGATTTGAGTGGCGTCACTGCGGATGTTCATAACGTGCGCGCCATCAATATCCTTTATAATGACATGAACCCAGGTCAACTTCCGGCGTCTTCTTTTGAAACGAAGAAGCTATATGATCAATATAAAGCCGCATACACGCCCGATGATAAGGGTGTTGTTCGCGGCATGAGTGATGCCGAGTTGCGTGAAATTTTGGTGGCGCGGCCTAGTGGGCAAGGGGTGCGGGGGCAGGAAGTTTCAACCGAATATCCAATCTATTCGGACATCACATCTGAAGTTGGGAATAGGCTTGGCCTGACGCCTGCTGACGCGCAAGCTTTGATGTGGTTCTCTTATGGGAACCGCACCGGGTTGGCTTCTGAAGCGAAAACGGTGCCTGAATTGTTAAATGACCGCCTTTCGATCACTGCCCAGGCCCTTGGCGTCAGCCCGCAAGAAGCCTTCGATCTATACCGGCGCAATATGATCCCACTGGCTGGCGCGGTGCCAGCGGCGTATCTGGGTTCTGGTTTGCTGGGTGGTGAAGAATGAAATCCCCAGCCTGGACCCGCAAAGCTGGCAAGGCTGCATCTGGCGGGCTGAATGAGGCCGGGCGCCGGTCTTATGAGGCGGCAAACCCTGGTTCCAATTTGAAACCCCCGGTGAAATCTGGCGACAATCCCCGCCGGGCGAGTTTCCTGGCGCGCATGGGTAATGCGCCGGGGCCGGAGCGGGAAGCGAAGGGTGAACCCACGCCCCTGCTGAAATCGTTGCAGGCGTGGGGTGCTTCCAGTAAGGCGGACGCCAAGGCGAAGGCAAAGGCTATTTCGGCCCGTAACAAGGAGAAATCCAAATGAGCCGCCAGATGAAAGATGATACGGGGCACGTTATTCATCAGGTTTTCGAGATGAATGGTGTCCATGTGATCAATAACCCCACCACCAGCACACAAACCCCCGCTTTTGGGGCGCAGACAACGGCTATCCGTGTGGCGACAACGGGGAACCATGTGCATATTGCTATTAATCATAACCCTACAGCTACGGACGAATCCTCTCTTTTACCCGCAAACTGGGTTGAGATTTTTGCTGTAAAGCCTGGCTGGAAGTTGGCGGCGATCAAGGGGGGTGGTGCGGGTAGCCCGATTATTTCGGTTACGGAGTTGGTGTGATGCAATGCCCGAAGGCGACTTATGATCTTGAAGAAAATGTGGAGTACCGTGACCGTGCGTTTAAGGATTTCGGTTATGGTCCTGCTAACCCGAATGAAGAAGATGATTTCTTCTGGAAACTCCGGGCGAAGGAATGGAATACGACTGCTGATGAGGCTAAGACGATGCGGTGTGGTAATTGCGCCGCGTTCATCCAGACCCCGGAAATGATGGCGTGTATTGTTAAGGGCATCCAGGGAGAAGAGAGCAACGATGAGACGTATGCGCCCGAAGTGTCTGAAGCGGCGAATTTGGGTTATTGCGAATTGTTGGAGTTCAAGTGCGCGGCGTCGCGGACGTGTAGTGCGTGGTTAGTTGGCGGGCCGATTACGAAGGCAATGACGAAGCGCCAGCGTGAGGTTGTGTTGATGGCAAAGGTTATGCTTCCACGCGAGAGTGAGGAAGAAACCGAGGCCGAATCAGAAGATTGATTGGATAGACAATGGACCCCAAGATTTCCGATTTGGTCGAAACCATCACCGAGAGCATGACCGATATGGCGGTTGATGCGGGGATGGACGCTGACTTGCCGAATGAGATCGACATTCAGGCAATTGTCGCCTCGGAAATCGACGATGCGGTGGATTACATTGATAACACCATTTCGCCTTTGCGGGCGATGGCGACTGAGTATTACCGTGGTGCGCCATTTGGGAATGAGGAAGACGGGCGTTCCCAGGTTGTTAGCCGTGATGTGCGGGACACGGTTCAGGCGATCTTGCCGAGCCTGATGCGTGTGTTCTTTGGTAGCCAGAAGATTGTGGAGTTTGCCCCCAATGGCGCCGAAGATGTGGCGGCGGCGGAGCAGGCGACGGATTACATCAATTATGTGCTGACGCGGGACAATCCGGGTTTTGAGATTTTCTATTCCGCCTTCAAGGACGCCTTGGTGCGGAAGATGGGGATTATCAAGTTCTTTTGGGATTCCCAGGTTGAAGTGCAAACCGTTGATATGAGTGGCTTGGATGATACGGCGCTGGCGGTCCTTAACTCTGATCCTTCTTGTGATGTTCAGGTTATGGTGGCTTACGCTGGTGATGTCGATCCGCAAACTGGTCTGCCGGGGCCAGCCATGTATGATGTGCGCGTGGTGCGCC